TTCTGTAGCAACTAAAACTGCTAAATTAGCTTTAACGGGATTGCTAAACACTGCTAAATTTGTAGGTAACGGTATTAAACTTGCATTTAATTTTGCTAAAGCAAATCCACTGATTTTAATTGCTACAGCTGTAATCGGTATATCTACTGCTCTCTACGAACTTTATAAACACAACAAAGAATTCAAAAAATTTGTTGACGGAATATTTTCTGCTGCTAAAAAAGCCTTTGATAAAATCTTCAAAGTTACCAAAGAAATCTTTGGTAAGATAATTGATTTCTTTAAAAAGGACTGGAAACAAGTCCTTTTATTCATTGCAAATCCTGTTGCTGGAGCTTTCGCTTTAATTTACAAGCATAATAAGAAATTCAAGAAATTTGTTGATAATTTAGCAAAGAACGCAAAAAAAGCATTTGACAACATTGTCAAATGGTTTAAGGATATTCCTAAAAATCTTAGAAAGACTTGGGATAACATCAAAGACGGCGCTAAAAGCGGCATGAAAAATCTTGGTTCTGCTATCACCGGTAAACTTTCTGACATCGGTAAAGAGTGGAAGAAAGGCTGGAAGAATTCCAAAGACTATCTATCAGACCGCTGGGATGATATGAAAGGCAATACTAAGGAAAGTATTAAACGTCTTGGGTCTTCTATCAAAGATAAGCATGATGAAATACACGACAGATGGTCTAAGACTTGGAATAAGTCAAAAAATTTCCTATCAGACCGCTGGGATGATATGAATGCCGAAACTAAAAAGAAATTTGGCAATGATTTGAAAGGGTTGCTTTTTGATAATCTGGATAAAATCAAAAACAAATTCCAAGACATCTGGGACGGTATAAAGAACGGTTTTGGCGACATGTGGGATGGTTTGAAACGTCTAGCTGGTAACGGTATCAATGCGGTCATCAAAATTCCGAACGATGGTATCGACGGCATCAACGGCTTAATCCACGACTTCGGTGGTCCGAAGAACGCAATCAGTAAAATCCCTAAAGTTAAATTTGCGGATGGTACAGGTCTATTCAGCTCATACAGAAACCCAATCACTAGACCAACACTTGCTACACTAAACGATGGTAATGATAGCCCTGAGACTAACAACCAAGAGATGGTAATATTGCCAAACGGTAAATCATTCTTGCCACAAGGTCGCAATGTTGAATACCTCTTGCCAGCTGGTTCGGAAGTTATCAATGCCAGTGAATTGGCTATGCTCATGGGTGTTGAACGTGGAGCTTATGCTAAAGGTACTGGTTTTTGGTCTAGAATCTGGGATACAACTACAAACGTAGCGGGATCAGTTTGGAATGGGCTGAAAAACGGTGTCGACAAATTCAAAAAAATGATTGAATTCGTCGGAAGTGCTATTAAAGACCCTGTTGGTACACTAGCTAAAAAATTTAGTCC